TTCGAACGTGACGCGGACCTTCTTCGCGCCGTGTGCGAAAGGTTTCGGGATGTAGATGGACGGCTTGAACGTACGCTCGTCCAAGGCCGTGTCCTCCCGAACTTCGAGTGCGAGGAAGTCGAACCGAGTGGAATGTTTCTTCTCGATCGGACTTCCCACCGTGAACGTGACCTTCTGTCCCATGTGTGTGCCTCCCGGAGTGTTCCATTGTTAAAAACATTATACATCGAAAGAAGACGGAAAATCAAGGGTGTTGTTTCGGCTCTCCTTCCATAGCCTTGTCCAGAATAAGCCGGACGATGTCGTTGATGGAGAGGTCTTCCTCTTTTGCTTTGTCACGTAGCCAGAGAGCAACCTCGAAAGGGATGGTGACCTGGAGAGTGGTTTTGAACGTGCCTTTCATTCCAAGCCCACCTTCATGACGCCGTTTTCGTTGGCGTTGAGGTCGATGCCTCGAGCAGGTCTGTAGCGTTGTAAGACAAGCTGCCCGGATTTTCCGTCACTAGATGGCACCCACCATAGCCTAACATCTCCGAATGAGGCGCTGGGAGAGCAGGCAGAGGTCATGAGGTTGATAAGGGTGTAGACTGTCATGCCTCACCCCTCGTTCTTCGACACGGCTTGCACATGCCTGTAGCTTTCCAGCCTGCGTCACGGTTTTCCGGGCTAACGTAGACTTGGCAGTCAACGCAAACCCCCGTCTCAATTGCTGTGAGGCGAGGAACGCCGAAGAGCTCCAGACTCGCCTGGTCAAGAACCTTCCCCAGGGTGGTGCCAGGAAGCGTTGCACGAGCAGCGATATCCCGGAGGTCTTCTGGACCGTCGGTTGGTTCGTCGGTGAAGTGGCCGGATTTCCGTTTACTCTTGAACTGCATTGCGGTGCTCCTGAACCTTCTGCTTCAGCAGGCGGTATGCATCACCAAAGAAGCCCCTGCTTCGGATGCTCGCGCGTTGCAAGGGAGCGCGGCGCCTTCGTCTTGCGTACGCTTCCTGGAGAAGTTCCTCCATCCGAGAGAGGCCGTGCTGGTGAAGGTATCGGTCGAGAGCCCGCGGACCGTTTCGTCGACCGATTCGCCGGAGCTTCTTGATTGTCGGTTGCTTTGCTTTTCGCTTTTTGAGCATTGAACTCATCCTTTCCTGGGAGACGGTTGCTAAGTGCGAGAGCGCTTTCGAGCCGAGCGGAGATCGGATGCCCCCGCTCGAGGGTTTCGAGGTGGACGAATTGGATAGAGCGACGGATGAGGAGGATGTCCTCATCCGTCAGCAGCACGCGGTAGGTTTTGTTCACGCGCGCACCCGTGCGAGGACTCGGGAGATCAGGATGTGGTGGAACGCGCGGACGATGTCGCGGTCGTTGACGTCGATGACGTCGTTCTCCTCGAACTGATCGGTCATGCGCTCACCGAAGTTGAAGACGTGAAGCACCTCAGCGGTGGTGCCGCAATCGCGGCCAAGGAGAAACTCCGCTGCGTCGTTGAACAGCCAGCGGTCGAGGTCGTTGCCTTCGGAGAGCGGGACCATGATGTATGCGGGGGCGGTGACGCCTTCTGCGATGGAGAGACGTTTCGTGCGGAACGTACTTTCAGCCATTTGCTTTCTCCTCCTGTTTTGGAAACGTGATTCCCTTTCCGAACTCCCATTCCCAGTTGATGCAGTCACCACCGTCGGTGATGATCACACGAACTGTCGTGCCCAGCTTCGCACCAACGCTTGTGGCGTAGTGTGCTGCGATTTGGACGGCGTCTTCTGCGGAGACGAAGCGACGGACGTATTCGTATGAGCCGTCCGTGAAGAACTGACAGATGGAGAATTCACCTTCGCGGCTCATAGGAAGTCCTCCGCTCCATTATCGTCTTCATCGTACACGCAGGAGTATTCGACACGATCACCGAATACCTTCTGTACCCGCTCCTCCGCTCGTTTGGCTTCGTCAATGGTTTCGAACACGAACTGCGAGTCGCGAACTCCGAATCCCGTGCCTGCGGATTCGGAGTCGAGCCCGACGGTTGCGTGGAGGGTTTCGTTGACATCACACCACTCAGCGTGGACGCCGAAGTGGGAGGAGAGTTTGATTCCGACGTCGAGGATGAAGCGGCTCATACCTTCGTCCTTTCCAGCAGGTCGCGAACGTTGATTCCCATCTCGATCGCCCATTCGAGAAGCGCGTTGGCGAAACGTTGGGAGAACCAGTCGTAGACGTCCCCGCTCTCGTCGACGTTGGGGTCGTTCTCCGGAGTGGGGTTGTTCATCTCGGCGATGAGCGGAGCGTACTGCTTATGGAGATCGAGGAATTGCACGTTCGATCCGTCCGTACTCGGAAGTGTGAGGTTGATGGCTTGGTCGATCTCTCCCATGCGGAAGGAGATCCACGCCTGACCGAGGAGGAACGTGTCTTCGTGGGTGAGTGTGAGTGCGTAGTCTTCCTTCCCACACGCGCACGGGTCAAAGTAGCAGAGTCGGCATCTCACAGGAGCCTCCGTGCGGCCGCGGAGATTTCCAAGGGCAGGTTGAACGTGGAGCCTTGGAATTCTCCCACCTTGCCGGTGTTCCGCGTGATTACGATATACCATCCGAGCGGGAGCGCGCACGCTTCCCACTGGAAGAGGTCGTCCGAGTCAGTCCCTTTGTGGTAGCAGACACCGAAGCCGCTCGTCCACATTTGCTGTGCGTCCCACCGGTTCGTGGTGATGCTCCCGACTTTCACGTTTTCGAAGTTCCATACGTAGTTCATCTTCTCACCACCTTGCGGGCTTGTTAACCCGCTCAACAATTGGACGGATGTTACCGTCGTGATTCGGATCGAGGCAATCTGGGGAAACGCACTTCCCAGTGTGGTCGACTTGGATGTGTCCGCAGCCTTCGCAGATCGTGAGAGCGTACATCCCCGCTGCGGTGTCCATGACTGTGGACATCCCCTCAAAGTCCTCGTAGTCCTTGTCGAAGAGTCGTTCGCTGCACTGCTTACAGAAACTTGCCATCTGTCACCTCCTAGTTGGTCTTGACACGAGTTCCGCCGCACTCCTCACATCGCCATTCCTCCCCCTTTCCGAAAGGACGAATCACCAGGTAGAGGTGAAACGCTGGTTTCAACGAGTAACACCGCGCACAGAGTCCCCAGCACTCGGTTGGTGAGTCTGGAAACACGATCCACCGGCCTGCCTCAAGCTCACGGAGGTACTGCGCCAGGGATTTGGGTGGTTGTGGTTTGTGTTGGGTGAGTTTGATCATTATGAAAATTATACCTCACTTCGCTCCCGAAAATCAAGACCGTTGTTTCGGGTGACGGTGCAGCGGAACTTCAGTGCGACAGCGGCCCCCCGCCCCCGAGTTTTTTGAGGTCTTTGAGGAGGTTATCGAAGTCATTCATCGCTTCTTGCTTCATCTCCTCTGCACGACGTTTCACCTCCATCTCTGCACGAATCCTTTCTTCCGATGATTGCCGTTGCTTTATCTCCCTAGTGGTGCGTCGTTCCTCCTTCATCTTCTCTTGGTATTTTCTATAATACTCTCTGGTTCCGGCAATTACCTTATCGTTCTCACTGATCACATTATCTGTTCCTTCCTCCCAACACTTGTTCGTGCTTACCCAACTCGGACGTTCAATCATAAACGTCTTCCCAATCAACGTTAACACTGGAATCTGTATTCCATCCTCTCGAACACATACCCGTCCTCCAGTGCGGGAGCGTATAAAGTACTTCGGAGGTAGGATCGACCGAATCTTATTATCCAACAAGATCCTTATCACAGACCCCTCCATCCTCACCGTACTTCCGCTTTTCCTCCCATACCTCAGTGAGATCCATCGCGTCTCCTCATTCACCACACACTGTACCACGTCGGGCATGACGATATGATCCTCAGGCGCTGTGGTGGGTGGTACCCACGCTACCGAAATATGTCCATTAAGGTCCGCTGTCACCGCGAGTAGCGTTCCCGTCTCCCACTCTCTCATTTCCGTCTCCATAACACCTCCATCTCAATAGTCATTATACCTCAGCCTTAATCTGGAAATCAACATGCATTTTCCTTCTCACACAGTGACTCGTTTTGCATGGCATTCTCTCCAAACCCCACTCTCTGTATCCCCTTGCAAACAAAAGACTTCCCAACTGTTTTTGCCACTTGCCTGCTGCTTTCTCTTCGATATTCATCTCTCTGTTAAAAAGGATATCATCATCTCTTTCTGAAACACACGACATATTCACCATACACAATGCAAATACCGCCACCCAGCACTATCTCCTTTGTTTTCAACAGTTTAACCTCGCTCACGTTTGATGTCCAAAATTAGGGAACACTGCTCATGTGGATGGGCCTAAAACGTGCCTTTTTGCGTCTTTTCGCGCTTGTTCGTGGGGAAATTCCATCCGAAGCACGGAAAACCGTGCGAGAAGGCCGTGCGTTGACAGTCGAAATCTGGAAAGCATTCCTGCTGTTGTGGATCGTGGCGGCAACGGACAGTCCGAGGGTTGTAACACCAGTTTCGAAACGCCCGAAAATGTTGGGCGCCGCTGGTGCCAAAAGCGGAAAACGAGGTGGGTTCACCCGAAAACGGGTGGGCGTGGCAGGCCGGGAACTGGGAGGGACTAGGGGAGGATCGCCTGGCGTTTGTAGCAAAAAAACGGGAGAACAGCGATGTTCTGCTGTTCTCCCGCTGACGTTCCTACCCGCACGTGTCCTTGCTCCGGACGTCCATCTTATCCGGTTCAACGTCGTTCACGAGTTCCTTGACCAGGTCGTAGCTCGTCTTCAACGCATCGAACTTGTTCTCGCAATTGATCACGTTGATCGTGATGCTCCGGACTTCCGGACACTTGTCGCCGTAATCGTTCCCCCAGGTGAAGTTCACCACGTAGACTTTCTTCTTCTTCTCCGGACGAACGGTCTCCGCCGACGCTACGCTTCCGTACAACGGTTGCTTCATGCTCATGATCCACTCTCCATTCTTGTCTTACCGTCGCCGACCTTCTTCCAGTCGAACGGCTCGACGTCTGTTGCTCTCATGAATCCGAATGCCGTGCAGATATTCCTATCCGGCACCGTCCTCAACTTCGCTGTTAACATCTCCAGGTCCTCGCACCGCACGATGACCAACCTCGCTACGCTCACGTTCACCTCGCCCCACTCCCAAGGGTATTCCAGCTTGTCCAGGAACTGCCCAATCGCCTCATGCGATGTTCCTTCCCGGAAGTTGATACACAGGAGATACTCCATCCGTTCCTCCTCTCAGGACGAAAAGCCTGGAGATATGCAGTCTCCAGGCTCTCGTTCCCCCGCCTACTTCTTCAGCTTGGCGTTCAGCTCCTCGATCATCTTGTCCCGACGAGCCAACTCGGTCTCGAGCCGATCCAGTCTCGCCTTCTGCTCCTTCCGCTGTGCACTCACGACGTCCCGACGCCCTGCCCGATACAGAACGTCATACTCGCCTCTCTGCAGCATCTGCACCGCCGTTGCCTCGCCGTACTTCTTGACGAGCATCTCCAGGCCCTTCTTCGCATCGTTCACGCCGTCCAACGTCGTTGGTGTTGCTTTCACTACTGCCATACTATCCTCCTTGATGCTAAACATAATTATCTAACATCACTCCAAAACATCCCCAAACTCCCAATAGCGTGCCAACAATTTATTGGGCGGGCGCGGTCTCTAGGAACTTAGAGCAAAAAAAGGGAGAGCAACTTACGCTCTCCCCGAGGTGAATCCTTACTGCAGCCTTCCCCCCTCCCGCTTGTCCAACATCGGGAGCTTCCTCAGGACCCTCTGGATCTCCTGCGGCGGCACACCGGCTTCTGCCCCGGTTTCTGCCATCAGCAACAGGATCCCGAAGAGCTTCTCGTCCTTGACCGACAACAGGAACACGAGAAGATCCACTACGTCCGTCATCTGCTTCCTACGCTTAGTCATCTCTTCCATACTTCTCACCTCATAACAAAACATCCCCAAATCCCCAACACAGCGGTTCTGGTGGGCTCGGCCTCTCTGGCGGGCGCTGCGCCTGGAGCTACCAGTAAAAAAGCCGAGAGGGATTTCTCCCTCTCGGCCTTCCCCCCTAGCTAGATCAACTCGCCTTCCGGCTCGTCTTTCTCGCTCCAGAACCTGCTCACCTTCCGCGCGATGAGCTTCACCAGCGTACCATCCTTCTTCTTCACGACAATCTCGATCCACGGCTCCTTGGTGCCCTTACGGATCTTCATCTCAGCCACATCAACGATGGTATACTCATTCATGATCAACCTACCTAACTACGAAGATATACAAGCTAATTCTTATATATCATAAATCATCATCCCCATACCCCCAAACATGGAGAGGTTCCAACTTTAGTATGGGCCTTTCACGTATGACCGCCTAAATGAGCTCAGGCATTCAAACGGTGCGTGTGTTTGCTTCGGGAACTGCCGTAGAATGAGGGCATGAACGAACTCGCACGGGCGGAGGGGATTCCGGTCTCGCAGTTGACCGAGCAGTACCCCGAGCCTGTTCGGCATGAGTGGAGGCTGATGGCGCAGATGCGAATGCAGGCGCCGAACGTCCGTGCGAAAGAGCTTGCGAATGCTCTGGGGTTTAACTACATCACGATTTTGAAGTGGAGTAAGGACCCCGCGTATCAGCGGTATGAGAATTGGTTGGTGAAGAAGACGGTGGATGACATCCCGCCTTCGATGAAGCCGATTAAGTCAGTTGCGAGTACGTTGAGTGAGTACGCGCATGAAATGCTCGAGAGTTTGATGGACATCGCCGAGCATACCGACGATGAGAAACTCGCTGCGCAGATCGCTCAGGACCTTCTTGATCGGGCCGGTCACGCTCCTCGATCGCGTGATACCCAGCGCCCGTTCATCCTGAACATTGGGGACAACGTTGCTCAGATTTTCCTCGAGAGAGGAAGAGAGGCCGGTCTTCTCCCCAGTGGAGATATTATCGAACAAAGCAGCCGCTAAGGTCTTCGCGGACCTGGGCATTGCTCCACCGACGAGTTCGGAGGGGGATGAACTGCGCGAGCGGACGCGGCAGATGGGGAAGAAGAGTTTGTATTTCTTTGCCACTGCGATTCTGGGCTGGGATAAGTTGGCTCAGGATCCGCATCTCGCGATGTGCAACTTTATTCAGAACCCGAATCCTCCTCCGCTTGTTCCGTTTCGGAAAGCCCTTCTGGTTCCCCGTGACTGTTACAAATCCACCATTGCTTCGAAGTCGCTCCCGTTGTGGTACCTCATTCAGGACGAGTTGATGGGGTTACCGGGATGCGAGCATCGGATTCTGTTGTGTTCGAGTGCGAGTACGAACGCACAGAAGCAGATCATGTCGATCAAGCAGCAGGTCGAACGGAATCGTTTGCTGCCCTGGTTGTACCCCGAAATCATTCCGGATCTCGCCCGCACTACGTGGACGAACTCGAACTTGCTGTTCCCACGTGAGGGCATGTATGGTGAAGACACGATTGAAGCAGCCGGTGTTGATTCTCACATTGTGTCGAGACATTACACTATACAAATCAAGGACGACCTCGAAGACAAACAGAGCTTCGAGCAACCAACGGTCCGCGACAAAGTCAAGTCGTTCTATAAGTCGGCGGAAAGCCTCTTCGTAGATGAGCAGAGTGCGATTGACATTCTGGTCGGAACGCGTTGGGGCATTGACGATCTCTACAACGAGATTCGGGAGAATGAATCGGAGTCGTACGGCTTCTACACTCGTCCGTTGCACTGGACGCGGGAGGATCTCGAGTACGACAATCGCATCGCGGAGGAGACGGGAAAGCTTCCCGTGTATAACATGGATCTGGAGCGGGATGCTCCGGAAAGCAATAAGACGTACTACTTCTTCCCGGCTCTGTTCCCGCCGGAATCGTGTGAGCGCATCAAGAAGAAGCAAGGGTCGTTCATGTACTCCATGTTGTATATGAACAATCCGCGCGATCCCGCACTTGCTGAGTTCCGGGAGAAGGATCTGCGATTCTTCGAGTTCGACAAGGAAGGGAACATCGTTATCGAAGACACGGACGAAGCGAAGTTCGATACTGTATACTTCGACACTCTTACCCGCGTGCTCTTCTGGGATCCTGCTTTGACCGAGCGAGAGATGAAACGCCGGTCACGGAATGCCATGTGCTGCATGGGGAGGGATAATCGGGGACGGTTGTTTCTGTTGGATGCGTATGCGGAGTTCAAGAATCCGTCGTTCATGTACTCGAAGTACATCGGCATGCACCAGAAGTTTCGTGTCGCCAAGGCCGCTGTCGAGGATGCTGGGTTTCAGCGCATTCTCATCTTCCCGCTCTACGCTCGTATGAAGGAGATGAACTACCACTTCCCAGTGGAAGGACAGGCTCCGTTGGGTGAGAAGGATGCGAGAATCCGTTCGCTCATCCCGTTCGTCGAAACTCACGATCTCTATATTCGACGGGGACTATCCGACTTCGTTGAGGAGATCCGAGGATTCCCCGTCTTCCCAACTAAGGACTTGCTTGACGCCGCAGCTGCGTGCCTCTCGCTTCTTGGGAAGGCAGGAGAGGCCCAGCAGGGGTCGAGCGTGGTTCGGAGAAAAGGCGATCGGTATCTGCAGGCAGTTGAGGATCGAAAACTAGCGACACGTTCAACAGTAACAGGGTACTAGCACACGAAGTGTGGAAAAGCTTACTACCAAGCGTGGGGAAGCTCATATTAGTGGGGGAACCCCACCTCAGAGAAGTCCACAGCATCCAGGACGAGGTTTGTATGAGTAAGAAGCACGCTCTCGCACGGAAGGACGAGGAAGACGATGAATTGCCGGAGACGGAAGAGAAGCCGAAGAAGCGCAAGGCGAAGAAGGCAGCTCATGAACGGGATGAGCAGCCGAGGCCGGAGAAGCGCAGCGCACGTCCGATGACGATTGGCGGAGTCATCGCGAAGACGGGCGGGAAGCGCCCGGAAGTGGGGTCGGTGTTTTACAAAACGAGTAAGACGCCTTCGAGGTTTGAGAAGTCACATGCCCGAGCTCGCGACAACTAAGATTGAGCTGACGGAAGAGCAGGAGAAGGCGCTGGAAGAGCAGGTCTTCACGGTGCTGAACACTGCTCTCCCGGCGCATCGGGAGAGGGAAGAGTGGCTTGCGAAGCTGCAGACTGCGTATAAGGCGGTGCCTGAAGTTGCGAAGAAGGAATACCCTTGGGAGGGGTGCTCGAACGTCGTTGTTCCTCTTGTTTCTGTTGTTGTGGATGCTATTGTGGCCCGGCTGATGAAGTCCGTCTTCGCAGTGAAGAGTCCGATTGAGATCGAGATCAAGTCGAAGACGAGTGAGTGGCAGGAGAAGGACATTCGTGACTGGGCGGAGTTCTTCCTCACGACGTCAGGTGCCCGTGATAAGATGCGAAGTATCTTCTTCGACCTCGCGAAGGATGGAGAAGCGTATATCAAACCGATGTGGGTGTCCCAGAAACGCACTCACCACGGGTATGATGCTGCAGGAGTGATTGTTCAGACGGAGGTTGTCGACTACGAAGGCCCGGTCTGGTACTCACCAAGTCCGTCTGACGTGATCACGCCTACGGGCTTCGACGACTGGGACAGCTTACCCTGGTGGGCAATGCGTCTGCGATATACCACGGGAGAGCTCAAACGCATCGCAGACGCGCAGCAGTATGAGCATGTGGAAGAGATTCGCCAGCACGCTGCTCCGAGGAAAGATCCGAGAGATACGAACGCTCTGGCAGCTCAGCATAAAGAAGGTGAGGCTGCGCACGTTGACTGGCCGATTACGCTCTACGAAGTCTGGGGAAATTTCGAAATTCCTAATAGCGCGCCAGCTTCGGACCCTGCGGACGCGCCGCTTGAAGTCAAGGAGTTCGCGGAAGTCATCCTGACCTACCACTTGGAGAGCAGGAAGTTCGTGAAGAAGGTGTACAACCCCTTCTTTGGACGTGTTCGGTTTATGAAGCGGATTCCGTACCTTGTCCAAGCGCATGAGCTGCATGGAGTAGGCGCTGCCGAACAGGCGCTGAGCGGGCAGATTGAAGCGAGTACGATTCACAACCAGGTGATTGACGCTGCGACGGCTGCGAATGGAGGAATCACGGTCATCGGCCCCGAGACGAACATGGGGAATCGGGAGACTGTACATCCAGGAAAAGTCATTCGAGACCCGAACCCGGATAAGATTCGGATTCTCCACCTGGCAGAAGCGAGTCCGACGCTGACGAACATGATCGACTCCGTGATTCGCATGACGGAGACACGGACTGGAGTGTCTGCCTACCACCTTGGAATGGAGAGTTCGATTGTCGGCTCGCAAGCAACGGCGACTGGCACGACCGCTCTGATCAACGAAGGGAACAATCGTTTCTGGGTGTCGATCGACGACATGAGAGACGCTCTCGTGGAAGTGCTTTATCTCACAATCCAGCTCGTCCAACAGATGCAGCCGGAAGGCGTAAAGATCTCAGACGATCGAACGGTCGTCTTCCCGAAGGGCGACGTGCGCACCGCAATCGGTCTGAAACTGAACATGGCCAGTGAGTCGTTGAATCGCGACGTGGAACTGCAGAACATGCAAGTCCTCATGGCGGTTTTGAACGAGTACTACATGCGGCTGATGAACGCTTCCGCAATGATCTTCAACCCGCAGATGCCGGAGGAGCAGAAGCAGGTTGCAATTCAGATCATGACCTCCGCACAAGACATCGTCAAGCGCTTCGTCGAACGCTTCCCTGTCGAAAACGTCGAAACGATCGTTCCGAACATCTTGACGGTCCTACAGAAGGCACAAGGACAGCAGAATGGCGCACAATCAGGGGCCCCAATGGGACAGCCTCCCGCCGGCATGTCGCCGCCCACTCCTCCATTTGCTCCAGGCGGAGCTGGAGCGATGCCACCAGTTGCTTAGGACGGCAGAGGCACAGGATTTGATGCTGAGAACGCAGGGAAAGGCGCAGTTGCTTTTCGGGTACATTAACTCAATCAAGGGACTTGAAACGAGTTCCTCAGAAAGAACACAGGGGGAGAGACCCAATGCCGCTACCGGCTACTGATGGAAACGGGATTATCACGGAAGGACGCTTCGCAGGGATGAAGCTGGACGAAGTCTTCGACTTCGCAACGACCATGGCCACGCCGGGGAGTGAGGAGCGTTCGCCTGAACAACGTCCGCCTACGGAGACGCCTGCGGAGAAGCTTGCGCGAGAGTCTGCCGCGCGAGTCAGTCCGATGGATCAGTTCACGCTGTCGCAGTTCGAAGCGCAAGACGAGGCTGCGTTCCGTGCGACTGTCTCGGACTACGACGAGTTCGCGGAAGACATCAAGAAGGTCAAAGGCGGCATGCATCCCATGCAGCGTGCTCAGACCGGGGCACATCGGTTCATCTACCTCAATCTGAAGGTGCAGAAGAACGCGGAACTCCAGAAGACGATCTTCGGAGCAGCTGCAAAGGACCCACCTCCGGCGGCATCTCCCGAGGAGAGTCCTGAAGGAGAAGTCCAGCCTCCAGCTCCGCCTCCTCCTCCGGCAGCTGCTCCTCCCCCTCCTCCTCCGCCTGCAGCGCGAGCGGTTCCTCCTTCCGCTCCGCCTACGCCTGCGGCAAGAGCAGCGGTGCCGGGAGTACCACCGAAAACGCCGAAGTTGAAAGCAACACCGAAAACACTGGCCTTGGCCGAACGCTGGGGCATGCCCATCAACGACTACTTGCTGAAGCTTGAAGAGCAGGGAGTCACACAAGACACCATCGACACCATGTCAGTGGCCAGCAGCAGCCGTACGGGAGAAATACGGAGCATTTATGACCGATAGGTTCGCAGTGAAGGACGCCGATCCGAACTACAGGTATCGCTGGTGCAATACCCGCGAGCGGACGATGCTTGGGAAGCTCGACGTCGGCTGGGAAATTGTGAAGGGTCCGTCGGAACTGCCGCCGGAAGTCGCAAGCGCGCTCGGACAAAGCACCGAGGCGCCGGCTGGGGGAACAACCCGGACGCGTGGAGATCTCATCCTGATGAGGATCCATAAGGATCTGTACGAAGAAAGGGTTGAAAAGCCCAGACGCGCAGCAGCCGAGAGGCAAGGGGTGTCACTCGACACCATGGTTCAGCAGGCGAATGAACAGGCGAAGAGAGCGCTGAAGGACAAGGGGTACAAGGACTCGCAGATACGCGACGCCCTGGTATTCCAGGACTCCGACAGACCCGGCTTCGACAGCACTCGCAAGTAGATGGGATAACACGTGACTCACGCAAGGATTGCAATACGCGGAGTCCGTCACTTCATCGCTACTGGCCTACCTTCGATGGAACTGCCGGAAGCGGCTACGCAAACTTACAAAAAGGGTGCGTTGGTCACTTTCGTGGCAGGGTACATCACGGAGTGTGGGGCGGATCCAGCGCTCATCGCTGGGATTGCGGAGAGAGACGGGCAGAACATCGCAACGTCGGGGTTGAAGAGGGTCAGCGTGACCCTCGCTCATCCGGCCACGTTGTTCCTCGGGTACCTCGATACGAGTGCAGCGGAAGGTGCAGGCGTGAGCGCCGCAACCGATCGCGGCCTCTCCTACGGCGTCGCGAAGAACGCGGCGACGGGCAAGTGGTATATCGACAAGACCGACGTCACAGCCAAGCGCGTGACGATCTGGGAACTCTGGGATCAGGTCTCTGATGCCGGTCTTCCTGCCTGGGGGGACATCATGACCCCTGTGTTGTTCACCTTTGCAGCTCCGTTCTGCAACATCACGGCGGTGACGTAATGAGAGTGATGACTGGCGGATTCGCACCGCTCCTCGCTCCCGGTCTCTGGCGCGTGTTGTTCAACGAAATCGCTGCGCAACCGAACCAGTGGATGGGGATCTTCCACAAGCACACGACGAAGCGGGCGTACGAGGAAGACACGAAGGTGTCTGGCCTCGGCTCGATGACGCTGAAGCCGGAAGGCGACAGCATCAACTTCGACGTACCGATCATGGGCGCCGGCGTGCGGTACACGCCTTCGTCCTACGGGCTCGGCTTCCGCATCACGCGTGAGATGTGGGATGACGACCTGTACATGATCATGGACAAGATGGCGGCGGAACTCGGCCGCGCGTCTTCGTACAAGATCGAGGTTGATGCGTGGAGCGTGTTGAACAACGCGTTCAATACCTCGTTCGCGGGCGCGGATGGGCTTCCGCTCATCAGCACCGCACACACACGCCTTGACGGTGG